AATATAAAGAAGAGAAGACAGGTAGGATGATGGAATCAATATACAAGAGTTGTGATGTACAATTCCTGGATCAAAAAAGATTTCCTACTAAAGAAAAAGGTAAGTACACAGCCTCAGTTAAAAATGTTGTACAGATAAATATAAAAGATTTTGAAGAAGTACCGATACACCATACTAAAATAAAACATAAGACGGAGATAATGTGATCAGTAGAAAAATATTCGGGCCTCCGGGAACAGGGAAAACAACTAAACTTATTAATTATGTTAAAACGTTTTATAAACTGGGAACTCCTCTGGATAAAATTGGTTATTTTGCCTTTACAACTAAAGCAGCTAACGAAGCTATTGATAGAATGTTGGAGGCTTACCCACGTTTACAGCAAAAAAATTTAAAATATTTTAGAACCCTTCATTCACTGGCTTTTAATAGACTTGGTATGAAAAAAAGTGAGGTAATGCAGGATGAACATTATGAAGACATAGGTAGAAAGTTAGGAATAGAAGTTACAGTTTATTCAGATGGCAAAGAATCCACAGGGTTTGTAGATTCAAACAGTGAATATTTTAATTTAATAAATGCAGCTAGAATAAAAGAGTGTTCAATTGAAGACGAATACAATACTGGAATGTACTCCTATGAACTTGAAAAAAATTTATTACACATCCTAGAGCTCGAATTAAATAATTATAAAGAATCGTTTAAGCTAAAAGATTTTACAGATATGATCGAAAAATTTAATGTGGCAGAAATGTGTCCGAAATATGACGTAGTTTTTATTGATGAAGCCCAAGATTTATCACCAATTCAGTGGAAAATGGTAGAGATTATAGGGAAAAATTCTAAATATGTTATATTAGCTGGTGACGATGATCAAGCTATTTATGGTTGGGCAGGTGCAGATGTATTAAAATTTATAGCAACAGGATCGAAGAAAAATATTGTTTTACCACAATCGTATAGGGTTCCTGTTGTTGTACAACATCTAGCAGATAAAATTTTAGATAGGATTCCCGATGATCGTAGGGTTAAAAAGAACTGGAAGCCCAGAGATGAAGAGGGCTCTATAAACCACATAACAGCAATTGAAGACGCTCCTTTGTATAAAGGAGATTGGCTAGTCTTAGCTAGAACAAACGACAGACTAGAAAAACTCAAACCTATCCTCAAAGATATGGGAATTTATTTCCAACTTAAAGGACGTAAAAGTTACAAAGCTACCTTGTTTAGAAGTGTTCTAAATTATACGAGGTGGGCTGATAAGGGTGATCAATTGTCAATTAGTGAAGTCAAGGATATACTGGAATACACGGGAACCAATTTAAACCCTTACCCTACAGAAGAAAGACTTTATGATTTAAAAGAATTTGGGTTTGGTAATACTGACAGATGGTTTGATGTTTTTAAAAATGATCCTGAAGAATGTTTATATATTAGAGAAATGTTAAGACAAAAAGAAGAATTGCGACTCAATGCCAGAGTACAATTATCTACAATCCATTCAGCAAAAGGAGGAGAAGCTACAAATGTTTTACTCATTTTGGACAATACAAAAACTATTAGAGAAGCCACCGATAAAAGTTTTGAAAAAGCGGACGAAGAAAATAGAGTGTGGTATGTGGGTGTTACACGAACTAAACAAAATTTATATATTTTAGCAGCGAAAAAGGAGGATAAGGGTTATGACATCGAAAGTTTGGGATAAGCAGCACGGCGGATCACATTATCAAAAATTTAAAATTCAGCCAAGTAAATTTGTGGTCGAAAATGAGTTGCTTTTTCCGGAAGGCTGCGCTATAAAATACATCTGCCGACACAGGCTGAAAGGAAAAAAACAAGATTTGGATAAGGCAATTCACTTTATAGAAATGATAATTGAAAGAGATTATCCAGAGAAAGAAAACACACCTAAAAATAAAAAAAATTCCTGGGGGATAATAAAATGAAAGAACCAAACCACATCCCTCACTACATGCTATTAATAACAATCATTTGTTTAATTTGTTACCTATTATGAAAATACCTAGATTTGAAGCACCCACTGAATGGGTAAAACCTACAGAATTTCCAGACCTAAGAAAGGTTGATGAAATTGCAATTGATTTAGAAACAAAAGATCCCGACTTAATTAAAAAAGGTTCGGGCTCTGTCATCGGTAATGGAAAAGTAATTGGTATAGCTGTAGCTACAAAACATTACAAAGGATATTTTCCAATTGCCCATGAAGGTGGTGGTAACATGGAGAAAGCACGAGTTCTCTCTTGGTTAAAAGATGTATTGGAAGCACCATCAACAAAAATTTTTCACAATGCAATTTATGACGTCTGTTGGTTAAAGGCCATGGGCTTTAAAATTAATGGAGACATAGCCTGTACTATGATTGCTGCAGCAGTTACAGACGAGAATAGATTTCGTTATGATCTCAATAGTTTATCTTGGCATTACTTAGGTTATGGTAAGAACGAAGCAGCGTTAGCAGAAGCTGCATCTGAATGGGGCATCGATCCTAAATCTGAAATGTATAAATTACCATCTATGCATGTAGGTGCATATGCAGAACGAGACGCTGAAGTAACTCTAGGGCTTTGGCAAGAAATGAAAAAAGAAATTATTAATCAAGACCTAGAAGATATATTTGATCTAGAATCTGATCTATTTCCATGCCTGGTTGACATGAGATTTAAAGGCGTACGTGTTGATATTGAAAGAGCACACGCTATGAAGAAAGAATTTAAAACAGCAGAACAAGATTTATTACATAAGATAAAAGGTGAAACAAATATTGATACACAGATCTGGGCAGCAAGAAGTATTGCTAATGTATTTGATGTATTAAGATTAGAATACCCTAGAACAGAAAAAACTGAAGCACCTTCATTTACTAAAAATTTTTTACAGGAACATAAACATCCTGTTGTTAATATGATTGCTAAAGCAAGAGAGATTAATAAAGCTCACACAACTTTTATTGATTCTATTTTAAGATACGAACATAAAGGAAGAATACATGCAGAGATAAATCAACTTAGAAATGCAGGAGGAGGAACAGTAACTGGAAGATTTTCTTATCAGAATCCTAACCTTCAGCAAATTCCTGCACGGAATAAGGAGCTGGGACCTAAAATAAGATCTTTATTTATTCCGGAAGAAGGCTGTAAGTGGGGTTGTTTTGACTATTCTCAGCAAGAACCGAGACTAGTTGTACACTACGCATCTTTATATAAACTTCCTTCAGTCTATGATGTAATAGATGCATACAATACAGATTCAGACGCAGACTTTCACCAGACAGTAGCAGACATGGCTCAGATACCACGTTCGCAAGCAAAAACAATTAACCTTGGTCTATTCTACGGAATGGGAAAAGCAAAACTCCAGGCAGAACTAGGAGTCACTAAAGAAAAAGCAGCAGATTTATTTAATCAGTACCATGCTAAAGTTCCATTTGTAAAACAACTTATGGAGAAAGCTTCTAACAGAGCACAGGATCGGGGACAAATTAGAACTCTCCTGGGTCGACTTTGTCGCTTCCATCTATGGGAACCAAATAGTTTTGGTATGCACAAAGCCATGTCACATGAAGAAGCACTCAGGGAACATGGACCAGGGATTAGAAGAGCTTACACTTACAAAGCATTAAACAAATTAATACAAGGTAGCGCAGCTGACATGACAAAAAAATCTATGTTAGAGCTTTACAAAGAAGGAATTATACCGCATATACAGATCCACGATGAATTAGATTTGTCTATCGAGAACGATGAACAGGCTAAAAAAATTGTCGACATTATGGAGAGCGCAGTTGACCTAGAAGTTCCTAATAAAGTTGATTATGAATCAGGGGATAACTGGGGGGAGATAAATGATTAATTATGTATTTAAATGCAAATATACCAATCATCGAATGCTATGTACGTGGCAACTACCTCAGAGATCAAAAAGACTCTCACGATAAATATTTTCCGTGCGTAATATTTGGATTTAGTTCCCTACCAGGGCAAGTACCTTTATTTCATTATCATATGGAAGATGGGGGTCTATGGTGGAGAGCACCTATATCGGCATTTTGTACCAAACCAGACGTAAAAGAACTGCCATTAAATGAGCTGGTAATGTGGGATAGTTTCAGCTATAATGTAAGTGTTACAACTTTTTATCACTTAAAAGGCGCTAAGGTAACTTATATATCTAGGCGTAAAGTGAATAGAGAAGGTACGTATTTGTTCACCATTGATTGGTGCCCAGGCGATTATAACGAATTAAACTTCGGTTATGCAGAAAAGCCTGACCAACATAAGTGCGGTCATGTAATTGAATTAGATGATGGCAATTATGCAATCCAGCCTAACAATAGGTTAAGAGTATTTGACCCATCGTTAGCTGCCAATCCATCAGAGAAATTAATAAACCGACTTGTTAATACAAAAACATGGTCTGTTGAAACAACTTCGAAATGGATCACTGATGAACATGAGGAAGGTAGTTACGACTACCATTATACAAACCTGGAGGAGAAAAATGGAAAAGATAAAAGTTAAATTACAACAGTGGTCTCTATTATATAGAGAATATATTGTTGGTTTTGCTGTCGGTGTTATTATCGGCGCTATATTATTTTAATAAGTAAAAATAATGGGAGGGTCCTATGATAAAAAAAATTTTAGGATTGTTACTATGGCCGTTCAAGAAATGTTTAGATTGGTTAGCCAGTGGCTTACCAAAGGGGCCTAAAGGAAAAGATGAATAAGTGTAAACGATGTAATCATGACTGCCACTGTGGTGGTAAAGAACATATTGATGAATACTTAGATGTATGTCAATGTGGAAACTGTGAGTGCCACGCTAAAGCTGAAGACGCTAGTTATGAAAACAATGGTGTTGTAGTAGATGAAACTGGGGAATGCGAAAGCTGCCAATGATACATGACAAAATCATCACAGCATTACTCGCATGTCTTCTTGCGCTCGGTGGGTGGACTCTTAGTCGTACCTTTTCACTCTCTCAAGATATGGTCCTGGTTAAAGAAAAGATTTCACAAGTGGAAAAACAACTTGATGAAGCAGTATGGAACGCTTTACCCGATGCCGACAAGAAAAAGAAAAGAAAGAAAAAGAAGAAAAAAAACAATCAGAATTAGCGTCTCATGAGACTATTTCATAATGAATGGGAGAAGTGGGTGGCTATAATTATCATATTATTCCTTGTTTTTATCGGTTTAACGGGCTGTCAAGATGGGGCCAGACACTCATTAGAACTCACAGAACCCACAGATCATACAAAGGGTGACGACGGCGGAGAAATGAAGTATAAGATTATTTGGGGAAGTACAAAACACAATGATTGAAAAATTAATGACAATGTTGATTGGAATCCTCTTGGCCTTAGCCGGATGGAGTCTCTCTAGAACTTTTGAATTGTCAACTATTCAGGCAGTACATGAAGATAAAGTCCAAGTATTAAGACAACAAGTTTTAAAACTAGAAGACCAAATGGATAAGATGATGGACTCTGATGAAGAGATCATGGACCAACATAAAAAACTATTCGAGAAACTTGAATCAGGAAACACGGGATATAGTTATAACTAATGGCACTCAAAATTTCAGAAGAAGCAGCGGTTCAAATGCCTATGAAGACGGTAGCCAGCCTCATCGCGATGGTTGCGATCGGGACCTGGGCTTACTTCGGTATCATTGAGACCCAAAACAAACTTAGCACGCAAGTAGAACTAATGTCTAAAGACTTAACTGAGAATACAGATTTTAGAATCAAATGGCCGCGGGGCCAATTAGGTTCGCTTCCCGCAGATTCCGAGCAATTTATGATGATCGAGGATTTATACAAGACCACCGAGAAGGTACAAAAACATATTGAGAATATGTCTTTAAATAAAGTTAATATCGAATTTTTAAGAAAACAAATGGATAAAGTGTTAGAAGATATAGAAGAATTAAAAGATGCTAACAGAGAAATCCATTATAAAAACGGAAAAAAGGAGCAATTTTGATCGAGACAGTTTTTGCATTACTGATGTTTGTAAACGGAGAGATTAAGGAACACCGTATCCAGCCCTCAATGGGATTATGTTTACGCGGCAAGCGCCACGCGGAGAGACAGTATAGTGAGACTGTATCTTATAAATGCATCAAGGCTAAAGCTGAGACTGAGATTTATATGGGGGAAAAATCTATTAAAAAGATTATATTAGAATAATGAAAAAAAGAAATGCTCTTCAAGAAATTGAATCTCACGAAAAATTATGCAGAATCATGCAGAAACAAACTTACGATAAAATCCATAAACTAGAACATCAAATAAACAGGATAGAAAGTATCCTATTAGTATCTGTCGGAGCATTAATTACAGGTATGTCATACGTTATATTTACTTTACTAACAAAATAATGAACAAGAAAGCGTACGCTTTTTTTCTTAAAAAGAACAGACCCAGAAGACATAATCCAATTGCTGAAGATTTAAGTGATGGACGTTATCACCAGCGTGTGGTAAAGAATAAAAAACAATATGAGCGACAAAAGTATAAGATGGACTGCCGAAATAGTGAATGGGAAGTGTCCGAGCTGTAACAGATTTACAATTCTAGTGGGAATTGAGAAAGAATTTTATAGATGTATGACCTGTGGAGGTGATTTAAAACAACATGTAAATGGTAAGATATCTTATTTGCCTATTGTTCAGCCACCTGATGGAGCAAAGCCATATGTTAAGGACTGGAGATAATGGCTAAAGCTAAAGGTTTATATGCTAAGTCCCCACATGTCCGTATTCAAAAAGGTAGCTCCCAAGGACGTCACCCTAATACTTCAACCATGAATAAGCATAAACGTAGACATCGTGGAAAAAAATATCGTGGCCAGGGCCGTTAAGGGTTGACAAGAATCCTATAAAATACTATATTTAGAGAAAGAAAGGATACTATGAAATATAAATTTAAGATTACAGAAGATGGTAAACCGGAAGTGGAAAAAGAAGGTATGTCTTTTAAAAAAATACTTAAGTCATTAGTGGAACCCAATCCTAAATGGACGGGATTTTTAAATTACACTAATAAGAAAGGACGATTTGTTACTCACAGCATATTGAATGGTAAAAAAATATGATAGATATTTTAGTTAGAAGAAATATCAAGGCTATTAAGCATGCAGAAGAAGAACTAGAAATATATTTATCTACTGAAACAAATAATATTCCAGAACAGTATTTAGAAAGTTTATTTAATAAGATTGAAAAGCTCATTGATCATTTAAGTGCTCTCAATCGGAGAGGAGGATACTATGAGTTTAAGAAAAGTAACAATAACAAGTAAAGATATAAGCCCTAAGCAGTGGTCTGTGTTGCTATTAGAACTAAACATGATGCGTCAGGCCTGGAAACCTTACGCAAAGTTAGATGTTCAGGCACCGGGGATCAGGAAAGTTGTTAAATTAGGGACTAAAAAATATGATGCAAAAGACTGATGGACTTAATAATCCTTACAGACGGCATGTATCATCTGGTCCCAGTAACAGAAGAAATGCTGGCAAACCTAAAGCTGTTTGATGACACAGTTAAGTATGCTGATCTCTGTGAGATCATAAGAATAAAATTGAGCACCTATGCTGAATACCCTATCAATGCTCATATGATGAACGATGGTAGTGGTGATTTCTTTGGGTGTATATGGAAATGATTATAAGTTTAGGATTGATATGCATAATTTTTTTATTTATCATCCTGTTGCTCCTAAAATGGAACAACGAAAAGAATTAGAAAGCTCATGGGCGTCCAAGTCTCGCAGTATTGCATTCCTCTGTACGTTAGCTATCATGGCGCAAGCCTAGCGACCTGGGGTTTGGCCGGCTGTTAGTACGTCGACGGAAAGCAGCTGGTTTAGTATGATTAAGTATTTTGACCTTTTTTAGGAAAGTCTTTTTCCTGCATGCAGAAAAATTTTATTGTAGTTCCATACTTATTCATTTCTTCTGGGCCAATCTCTTTAGCTTTTTTAAGAGACTCATTGTAACCTGCTATCATACATTCGTAATGAGAGGGATATATTTCTGGCATCGTATGCGGAGGTAAACATTGTTGATATACACTGGTACAAATAATCATACTTAATAAAAATTTCATCTTGACACCTATTGTAATAAATGAGATAAATCCCATATGATAAAAAATCAGAAAGGAGTGTATCACAATGACTGATATAACTAAATATAAAAACGTATCATTGAGTCATAAGACATATGATTTAATTGATTTGTTAAGAAAAAAAATAGTTCCAAATACTATTCTAAGTAGATCACAAACTATAAATATACTAGTAAATGAGAAAGCGAGGAAATTAAATGGAAAAGCAAGACAAGAAAAAGAAGACTAAAATAATCTGCCCAAGTTGTAAGGGTAATGGATACATAAGAATACCGTATCACTTAGCCAAAGAAGAACAAACAGCACAGTGCGGAGTGTGCGAATCGGAAGGAGAAATACATGCTAATGAAGTTGATGATGTTATTATTGATTCTGATGGTATTCACAGGCTGCAGTAAGATGGATCTTGATCCTAACCCTATAACAACAATCGGAAAGGTATTAATAAAACATGACAGTAACTAAAGAAGATATTAACAGACTGAAGAGGGGTCCGGCTGATCTTGAAGAAAGAATAGATCAATTAGAAAAACAAAAAGAATTTCTACAAGGTCAATGTAGAAAAGCAGGAAAAGCAATCCTGGATTTAGAAGTTCAGAAGGGTGGTCTAATAAAAGAAATTGATAGACTATCTGAAGAAAACAACAACCTAAGAATAATACTAAAAGGGAAGCAAAATGGTTCTGATAAAACAAAAGACTGAAGAAGTTAACGTAGAAGGTAAAGATCAAAAAGTAACATACGGAATTCTTAATTGGGGACCATGTATTGTTCAACTTAAAATAGATAAAGCATTTCAAGACAAACTTCTCCAGGGAGGATTGGAAGCACAAAAAGAAAACCTGGACTATAGAAAAAAATTAGCAGGAATTCTTAAAGAAGAATATGCATTTAAAAAGAAAGAAGATTATTTACCTGAGATCGCACAATGTTTAGGAATCTATGATGCTGCTTATCAGAAATGGAAGAATGAAGCGTATGATAAAAAACCTAACTATATGTTAACGGCTTTGTGGACTAACTTCATGCATAAACATGAATTCAATCCAGTGCATGATCATTCCGATACCTTATCGTTTGTTATATTCTTAAAAGTTCCTGAAGAAATTAAACAAGAGCAAAGAGATAATCTTGGTAAATCTGGTGGACCAGGTAGTCTAGCATTTATTTATGGGGAAGGTACACGTCAGGCCATTACCTATCAATCAATCATTCCTAATGAAGGAGATATGTTTATATTTCCTGCATGGGTGAAACATTATGTGGCGCCATTTTATTCTGATGTAACTAGAATATCAGTGTCCGGTAACATTACTGACACTGTTCCATTAAATTCTATTCATAAACATGTTAAAGCAGAACAAGTATCAGCCGACCAGGTCGAGAAAGGACGTGAGTAAGACATCCGTCAAGGGGTGTGTGGGCGAACATAGAGTAGTAATAGATTTGTTAAAACAAGGCTACCATGTTGCTATGGCAGTCGACCCTCAATGTCCTTTTGACTTAGTTGCAGTGGATAAGGAAGGGAAGGTAAGATTAATAGATGTTAAAAGTATGTCGTATAGGAAAAAAAATAAAAAGAAAATTAATAGGGTTCTTAAACCTTATCAAAAAACTTTAAACGTGGAACTGATGGAGATTCCTAATGACTAAAGGTCGAAAATGGGATGGAAAATCAAGGGTTTCCAACGATTTGTATAGAAAAAATTATAATAAAATTTTTCGAAAAACAGAAGATCCTTTTAAAAAAGAACAGGATGAATTGAAAGAATCTTATGAGCAGTCTAAGCTGAATAAAAAAGAAAGAGAAGAATTGTTAAAAGAGATTGATGAAAGGAATGGGTTTTGAAGATAGAAACGGATTTTAATAGATTTGGTGTCAATAGATATGGCTCTAATCGATATTCTGATCGTAGAAAAAGAGCGAGAGAACGTTGGAGAAAGTCTGAACGTGGTAAGAAGTGGACGCAAGAGTATATGAGAGAGTATAGAAGTAGACCTGAAGTTAAGGCCAAATACCATGAATACTATATAAAAAATAAAATGAATTGGGGAAGAATAAAGAAAGCTAAAGATGAAGTTTAATAAATTATATAATTATCCTAAGTCGATGAGATCATTGATCGATGGTAAACGACACTATGACATTGATCAAGAGAAGTTACCGAGCGTTACGACTATACTTTCCGCGACTCAGAGTGAGGAGAAGAAGAAATCCTTGGCTGATTGGAAAGCGAGGATGGGTGCTCAGGCGGCAGATAGGGTGAGAGATGTTGCAGCGATGCGTGGTACTGCCATGCACAAGTTCCTTGAAGCGTATATTGATGGCTCAGGGCACAAGGACCTAACAAGCATAGGGAAGGAAGCAGAACCTATGGCTAAAAAGATTATAGAATCAGGGCTCGGGGACCTGGAAGAGGTGTGGGGCCAAGAGGTAACATTATATTACCCTGGGTTGTATGCTGGTGCCACTGATGTCGTAGGAATTTATGACGGACGCGAAAGTATAATAGACTTTAAACAAACTAACAAGCCAAAACGAAGAGAATGGATTGAGGACTATTTCGTACAACTTGGGGCATATGCAATGGCCCATAACTATGTCTATGGTACGAAGATTCAATCTGGAGTAATTCTAATGTGTTCTAAAGACCTTCTTTTTCAGAAGTTTGAAGTGTGGGACAAGGAATTTGTAAGCTACCAACATGCGTTCTTGAAGAGAACAGACCAATATTACAAAAATGTACCAAACCACAAAAAGGGCCAAGGTACAAAAAATGATTAGAAAGTACAGTAAATTAGCCATTAATTCCTTCATAACCCAATTGTATACACTTTTTTCATGAAAAAAAAATTTTATTTTTTTATTTTTTTAAAACCTAGGTACAATTGGTACAATTATAAAAAGCTAGTAATACCAACACTTAATTGCTCAAATTTGTACCAAACCCTCTTGGTACAATTAGGTACAATTGGTACAATTTTTCTAAAAGTGAGCAATACCAACACTTTAAGGGGCGCGCGTACATGAAACACATTTTTAAATTTATATTTTATAAATCCTGGAGTATACAAAGTTCATGACCAGAAATAAGAAATCAAAATATAGACACGTCAAGATCGGTTCGAAGACTTATTACTTTTATCGGATTGAGTGGGTGG